GGGCAATGCAGGCGGTCAGTGCTTATCACAAGTACAGCGCTGATCGCCTTGTTGCTGAAACGAATCAGGGCGGCGAGATGGTGCGCCAGACAATCGCGTCGATTGATGCAAGCGTAAGCTATCGCGGTGTGCATGCAAGCCGTGGTAAATTCACGCGCGCTGAGCCGGTGAGCGCGCTTTACGAGCAGCGGCGCATTCATCACGTTGGCTCGTTTCCTGAACTCGAAGATGAGCTGTGCTCGTGGGAGCCAGGCGGTGAGTCACCCAACAGGCTTGACGCAATGGTTCACGGCTTCACGGATCTGATGCTTTCCAAACGAGTGGTTGAAATCACGGTGGTGTAGATGCTGATAGAGTCACCGCCATTACACCTGCTTGTCGGCGATGCGCTTGATTGCTTGCGCGAGGTTCCGACTGCAAGCGTGAACACGTGCATCACGTCCCCGCCTTACTACGGCTTGCGTGACTATGGCGTAGATGGGCAGATCGGGCAGGAAAAGACGCCGGATGAATACGTCGCAAGGTTGGTTGAAGTGTTTAGGGAAGTGCGGCGCGTGCTCGTTGATGATGGCTCGTTGTGGTTGAATCTGGGGGACAGTTATTCAGGTTCGTGGGGTAATTACTCAGGACAAAAACGCGGCAATGGTATACAGCGCGAAATCACGAACGGATCTCGAGTGCCGAATCCTGCATATGACGCGAACTTCGCAAGGCCAGTCAGCTCGCACAAGATTGAAGGGCTCAAACCAAAAGACCTCATTGGGATTCCATGGCTCGTTGCATTCGCCTTACGCGCTGACGGCTGGTATCTGCGAAGCGACATCATTTGGGCTAAGCCTGCACCAATGCCGGAAAGCGTGCGCGATAGGCCAACGCGATCACACGAACACATATTTTTGCTGACGAAGAATGCAAAGTATTTCTACAACTGGCAGGATGCAAGATGCGCAATGTCGCCTCAGTGGATTGCGGCCGTTTCGTCATCATCGGTCTACCGTTATGGCGGTAACAACAAGTGGGAGCATTCGGAAAATCGAGGGTTAGCTTCCGGCAAGGCAGCTACATTGGGCGATGGATTAGCCAACTGGCGCGACGTATGGCGCATACAAGGCGAAGGTTTCGCCGATGCACACTTTGCTGTCATGCCTGCCGAAATAGTCAAGCGCTGCATCATTGCCGGATGCCCGCCTGCAGGAACTGTGCTTGATCCGTTCGCAGGCTCAGGCACAACGCTTAAGGTAGCAATCGAAATGGGGCGCAAGGCAATCGGCATCGAACTCAACCCGCAATACGCAGAGATGATCGAAAAGCGCACTCTGTGCCAGATAGGATTAGCAATATGAATTTATTTGAGCGCGTCACATCGTTCGTTCGCAAAGGGCCGTCAAAGGACTTCACGCCTTATGGCGGTTCGTCGATTGCCGTGTATCCACGGCCAGCGCGTGAGTTCGTTGCCGCGCAGGTGTTCTGGCCTGACTGGCCTTCGCAACTCAATGCCGTGCCGCTTGGCGCATCGCTCGATCTCACGCAGTCATCGCTGATTATGGCCGCGGTGAACTGGGCAGGGACGGTGTTTGCCGAGCCGCTCGTGCGGGTGCTGAGGGAAGACAAGCGCGAGCAGGATCAGTGGGTGCCAGTGCGCAATCATCCGCTGCAGCGCATTTGGGAGATGCCGAATGGCTATTACTCCGGCGCGACGATGCTCAAGGCGTTTGCGTATTACTGGCTCGTTTACGGCAATGTCTACGTCCTCAAGCGACGCGACAAGCTGGGACGGTTGAGGGAACTGTGGCTGCTCGATTCAAGCGACGTAGAACCCAAGTGGCCGCTCGATGACAGCGAGTTTATTTCCCACTACGAGGTCAAGGCCAGCGGCGAGCCGTATCGCGTTGAGCGCAGCGACATCATCCACTTTCGATATGGGTTGGATCCAAGAAATCACCGCGTGGGACTGTCGCCATTGAGAGCATTGCTCAACGAAGTGCTGGGCGATGAAGCCGCAACGTACTACTCGAAGAATGTCCTCGGCAAAGGCGGCATCCCGCCCTATTTCCTCTGGCCGAAGCCGAACAGCGATTCGGTCTACACGATTGACCAGGAGCGGGTGAAGGCGGCATTGATGGCATCCACCACAGGATCAAATGCCGGAACGCCTGCGGTGTTCTCAGCGCCAATGGAGCTGGCGCACGTCGGTTTCTCGCCGCAGCAGATGGCCTTGAAAGAAGCGCACGTGGTGCCGGAGGAGAGAGTTTGTGCAGTGATGGGAATACCTGGGCTCGTGCTTGGTTTCAACTTCGACACGCACGCAACCTACTCGAACTACAAGACAGCGCTCGAGGCTGCGTGGAACACGTTCGTGATTCCCACGATGAAGCTGTTTGCAACGGAGCTCACGAATCAGTTGTTGCCGGAGTATGCCTATGCGAATGGCGAATGGGTGGAGTTTGATACAAGCGATGTGTGGGCGCTTCAGGCTGATGAAAAGCAGATTGCCGAGAAGGAAGTGATGAAGTGGAATGCAGGATTGATTACACGGAACGAAGCGCGCGTGGCAATGGGAATGAAGGCATTCGAGGGTGAGGGTGGTGATGATCTCGCGCCAGTCACTGCCAGTGCGCCTGCGATGATCGAAGAGAAGGCGATGCAGCCTGCTGATCGGTATGATGAACTGCGTGGGTGGTGGGAAAAGTTCGGGCCGGAAGATGCGCAAGGGATACTAGACGCAGAAAGCATCAAGTGAAGCCATATTACCAGGATGAATACGCGACTATCTATCACGGTGATTGCCGTGAGGTGTTGCCGTTTTTACCACAGGCTGATTTGCTCTTGACTGATCCGCCCTATGGGATCGGCAAGGACGGACACAAGCCAGCAGCATCAAAGCGCAAGAAGGGCAATGGACGAAACTATGCGTTCAAGGGATGGGACAGTGCGGCACCATCGGACTGGCTGTTGATGCTTTGTCTTGAGAAGGCGCGTGATGCTGTGGTGTGGGGCGCGAATTACTATCCGCATATTTTCCCGCCTTCGATGGGTTGGCTTGTGTGGGATAAGGGACAAGACTTAAGCACTTCCGACTGTGAGTTGGCCTATACATCGCGGGATGGTGCTTTACGCAGGCTTCTACTGAATCGTCGATTCCTGCAACTGGAAGAACCGCAGCATCCAACACAGAAGCCTCTCGCGCTTATCAAGTGGTGCATTGGATTCTTTCCTGAAGCTCAAACTATTCTTGATCCGTTCATGGGAAGCGGAACAACATTGCGTGCGGCAAAGGATGCGGCATTAACGGCAGTGGGAATTGACATTGACGAAGAATACTGCGAAATCGCCGCCGAGCGTCTGCGCCAGCGCGTGCTATGGGAATGCGATGCGCAAGGCATACTCGACGCGGAGCAGGTGAGATGAACGAAGCAACGCCAGTGCCGTGCAAGTGCGGTGCGCAAGTCGAAGTCGTGCGCCTCGGCATTATGTACCTGGCGCGATGCTCCAGTGCGATGTGCAGGCATATGGTGACCTGCTCAACGCGCATCGGCGCAATCGAGAAGTGGAATCGATCGATACGGACAATCGAGGCGGTGAGATGAGCGATCAACTAAAACCCTGCCCACGGTGTGGTGGGGAGTGTCTTACTGCGTTCCAACTCGATGATGTGCCACTTTGGTATGTCAGTTGTGGATGCGGGCTAACGTCAGTGGGTTTCGAATCCGAAACTGAAGCCGAAGCAATCGAGTGGTGGAATGATCGCAAGGCGGAAGATCGGCCAGAGCTTCACAGCATCGCGGAAGGTCTCAAGAAAAAGGCGCACGAGGAATGGGTCGAAGAACAGAAGGAAATTCAGAGACGCAAGGGCAAGACAACCTGAAGGGAGGTGATGACGCGAATGGCAAAGAAGCCGTCAGAGAAGACGAGCACGGTGGATAAAACCAAGCCACCAAAGAAATCTGCAAAGCTCAAGAAACCTATGCCGAAAAAGAAATAGCTTTGCTCGTGAGTGCAGATTCACCCTGCCCCTCTCTGCAAGTAACAACGTGATGCAAGAGAGGAGATATCGAAATGCCAACAGATCCAAAACAACAGCAGAATCCGAACGATCCGCAGCAGGATCCAAACAACCCAAACGATCCGCGCAATCAGCGTGATCCAAATGAAACTGACGAGCAGCGCAGGCAACGCGAACAGCGCGAGGCTGAAGAAGAGCGCAAGCGTCGCGAGCGGGCGAAATGAACTTCACTTACGATCCTGCAACTGGTCAGTATCGCGATCGACGAGGCCGTGTCATCTCCGACGCGGCCTTGCGTCGTATGCAGGCTGATTCGGAATCGAAGCACGTCATCGAGATGCTGGCGATTGCGATTGCGCTTGTGATCTGGCAGCAGATCAATCGCGTCGTGACTGAAGCTGACGTGCTCACGCCCGAGCAGGTCTATGCGATACCGCCTGAAGCTCTACGTGCTCAGGTCGCCAAGCGCGCGCGCGAGCTCGGGCCGCTCTCACCGCGTGATTACCAGGCGAAGATGCAGGAGCAGATTGCCTTATCGCATACGGTTAACACAGTGCTCGCGACTGGCGGCTTCGCGGCGATGACGATTGCGGCGTGGAATCTGGCCGAGACGCGCGTACGCACTGAGACAGCATACGAGGTGCGGATGGCGGCGCAGTTGCAAGCCGGCCAAGTATCGCCCGCGCAGCTCGTCAATCGCTCTGCGATGTATTCAGAATCAACTTACCGCACCTTCTCGCAGGCAAAGACAAACGCGGCGAAGGCAGCAGGCGTGCTCGAGGCGCGTCGCATTCTCGATCCGCGTGCAGAGCACTGCGAGGACTGCCCGGAGCTTGCATCAAGTGAGTGGGAACGAATCGAGAATGTGACGCCGATTGGCGAGAGCCAGTGCCAATCGCGCTGCCGCTGTTTTATCCAGTATCGCAGGAACACGGGCGATAAGCCGGAGGAGACGCCGCTGCCGCAGGTGCCGCGACAAGCGCCGGCGCAAGTGATCCTGCCGCCTGCAGCTTGAAGTTATGAAAAGCAATTCAAATACGCTTGACACGATTTATTGCGACGGCTGCGGAGTGCCGATTGTGATGTCCAATGGCCGATTCCTGCGGCCTGTAATGGTGCTGTGTTCGGGGTGCGAGCGGCGCACGAAATGGCATCCGTCACGAAAAGACATTGACAAAGGCGACGAAAAGGCGGACAAAGGCGACGTAGCACCGCAGTAATTCAAAATTAGGGCAGCCGACATATTCGGCAATGTGACGAGATGAGCGCCGTCACCTTTCCTGGAGAGGAGTCCAGGACAAGGTGGCGGCGCTTTCGCTTTTTCAGGACAAGACGAATTGCAAAAGCGCGAGTTCCAGTGTGAGTGCAAGCTTCTTGGCGAGCCGACTGAATGCGGCAGCTTTGAAGGCGTGGCCGCAGTATTTTCAAACGTAGACCGCCAGAACGATGTAATCCTGCCAGGTGCCTTCCTCAAGACTCTAGACGACTTTCCAAAACGCGGCTTTCTTGCAAACGCACACGACTGGACAGAGCCAATCGGCACCATCACGAGCGCTCACGAGACACCTGAAGGTTTGCGCGTAGCGGGTGAGTTTCATTCAACGCCTTCAGCGCAGCTCGTCAGGAAGGTGATGCGCGAACGGCTCGAGCGCGGCAAGCAGGTCGCAATGTCGATCGGCTTCAACGTCGTGGATGACGAATACGACACGAAGGCTGGTGTGCGCCAACTGAAAGAGCTGGATCTCTACGAAGTGTCGATCGTGACTGTGCCTGCCAATCCGCTTGCGCACATTGCGAGTGTGAAGGCAGTCGAAATTGATGCAGACCTCGAAGCGCGACGCATTGAGATGCGCCGCATTCAACTACTCAGACTCGCGAGCAGCGAGGAATCCAGGAGGACAAACGATGCCCTACGCATCTGAACTTGCAACTCAACTCGCATCGCTGCGCGAGCAATTCGTAACTGCAACGACTGTCGATAAGCCAACGGCTGAAGACATCGAGAAGGCGCAGAAGATGCACATCGATCTCTCAACGATCGAAAAGCAATACAGCGCAGCCAAGCAGCTCGAGGCGGCTGCAGCGGAAGCAAAAAGCGCAATTGATGCCGAGAAGCAAAAGGCCGAAGAGGACGCCAAAGTCGTCAACACCGTTCCGTTCGCAAACGGCAACGGCAACGGCAATGGCACCGCGTCCAAGACCGGCACCATCAGCTTTGATCGCAAGGCATTTGAGTCGGACTTGTTCAAACGCTGGATTGGAGCGCAGCCAGCGCCAAGCGTGTTTCAGAATTTCCTCGAGTCGAAGGATTACCAGGCGCGAGTTAAGGCCGGTCACTTCCACGGCATCACATACCGAATCGAAGTACCCGGCACAGTCAAGGCTGCAGGCGATCCGATCATGTCTTCGCACTTCGGACCGCGCACCACGGACCCAACCGCACCGCCGCACTACGGCGCTATGCCAACGGTCTATGACCTCTTCAGGGTTGTGCCAGTAAGCGGAACGAGTTCGGTGCGGTTCTTCCGCGCAACTATGCCGATCACCGGCGCACCAGCATTCATCGCAGAAGGCGCGCTCAAGCCTGAAGTACAGCCGCGCTGGACGCCCGTTGATGCGCCGATCGAAACCATTGCCGAGTGGACGGCTGTCACGCTTCAGGCGCTCGATGATGTGCCGTCACTGCGTGCCGTACTCGAGGATGATCTCAGAAGGCTGCTGCTTCTCAAGATCGACGAGAAGCTGCTCACGGGAACAGGCACGACGCCGGAAATCCTCGGCGTGCTCAATACTCCTGGCATTGGCACTCAGGCGTTCACGACCGACGCGCTCAATACCATCTCGCTTGCCATCACGCAGGTCGTATCGAGCGGTGCTGGTTATCCGACCGGCATCGTGATGAACCCGGCCAACTGGCAGTCAGTGCGGATGTCAAATTCCAACGGCGTCTGGTATTTCGGCTCACCGGCGGATGCGGGCGTGTCGCGCGTGTTTGGCGTGCCTGTCGTGCCGTCCTCAGCTATGACAGCAGGCTTTGCCCTCGTGGGTGATTTCACGTTCGGGACGATCTTCGAGCGCTGGGGCGTGACCTTCATCGTGGGCCTCAAGGATGACGACATCATCAAGAACCTCCAGACGATCGTCTGTGAGGCAAGGCTTGCATTGGCTATTCGAAGGCCAAGCGCATTTGTGAATGCTGATGTCGTGACTCCGTAATGAAAATTACTGCTGATCAAGGCTGGTGGATAACTGCTGATGGAAGGCGAGTGTCACGTGACCATCCTGACGCTCGCCGTCTTTTGGTCGGCAAGGGATGCGAGATCGACGAGTCAGAACTTGCGAAGTATCCGCCGGATGAGGCTGAAGCGAAAGCAATCGCAGCGCCGGCAGAAACCAAAGCAGTGAAGGCACCCAGGAGACGATGAGCGGCAGCGAGGCCACAGCATTCGTTGAGATGCACGCACAGAGCGCCAAGCATCCGGTGCTATCGGCGAGTGAAGTGGCCGCGT